ATATTGGGGGGGATCAAGATCTTCACCACCAAAAGCAGACACAGATTCGGTATCTGGGAACACTTGCTTGGTCATGACCTCATAATCTTGGGTTGTAACCGCTCTATTTTGTGCAGCGTACTTCAAAGGCGCGTATTTGCGAATAGAAGAGACAGTTTCAATGTCTCCACCACCAACAGAAGCATTATTTACCGAAATTGCGGAAACACCAGTCGTTACTACTCGTTCATTATTGTCAAATAACCTTCCAGAGAAGGTAAAGTTGGTTACACCGTTGGCAATATCACCATTAGTGATCACATAGTTCATTGTAATGACATTTCCGTCTTCCAAACGCTTGCCAAATATGTTATCACCGAAAAGAAGTTCATATTTCTCATCAGCAATCTCTTGAAGTAAGAAAATTTTAGATGTACTTGATATATCAATGACACTTTGTGCTAACTCATACTTAACTGAGGCAAGATCAAAGGAACTTTCCTTGACTTGCACAGATAAAGTTGAAGTATCTGCATTTGAATTGGGAATTACAAATTTTTGATCAATATTTGAGTCATCTACTGTATATTCTTTCGATATAAACGTTCCTTCAAAGACTTCAATTTCATTAAAAAAGGCAAGATCCTCATTTACTGGAACAGTAATTGATTCAGGTATGCAGAAAGTAAAATTAGACCCACCAAAACTATCTGAGACTGCTACCAGACCCGCTCTAAGGGTCATTGTCGTAGGATTGGTAGTCAGAGTGCTTGTATCAACAAAGAAGCTTACAGTCGCTTTTGATGCCTTCTTAGAAGACGGTAAATATCCAATGTTTCTTGCGAGAGAAACCACATTTTCTCTCAATGTGGCACTATCAATGAAAACTTCGTTCGCCACCATGTTGGCGTTATACGAAGAAATGTAAGTATTATATGCTAACGTGTCAATTAGGACCGAAAAGTTGGATCCTTCAAAGTCAAAGTCGGTAAAATTAGAATTTGAGCGCAAATAATTCTTTATCTGCGCTTTAATTTGATCAAAATCTAGATCTGAGAATTTTGTGAGTGGCATTATCTTGTTACTTGAAGGATAAACTCTAATTGTACCGGGGTTCTAGGTTGCCCAACGATAAAATATGAGACCAATACGTTATATCCGTTTTGATCGTACTCAGGTTTCACTTCAATAGTGTTGATTTCCACTCTTGGTTCAAAATTTTTAATTGTAACTTCAATATCTTTTTGAATTACGGACGCTGTACCATAATCTAACAGTTCAAAAAGACTTCTAGAAATTTGAGATCCTAATCTTGGTTGAAAAGGACGCTCTCCTAGGGCAGTGAGCACCAGATTCCTTATAGAACGAGAAATAGCACGCTCATTTGACAGCGCAATTAGATCCCGAGTGATCGGGTGCTTCATGAAAGACAAAGAAATGTCTTTAAATGCCCGTGAGACTGGTTGTGGCACCTGTTATCGATAAGACTTCTGTCTTATTTAGAGCCGAATTTCCAACATTACCAAAGAAACCATATCCTTGGGTCAAATGACCGGGTCCACACTCAAATAATGGTGCTTCCAGTTCCGATATTTTGTGATTCAGAAGGAGTTTCCCAAAAATACTCATCGGTATCTCCGAGTCTACCCCATCGGATTCCATTTTCAACTTGATAATATTCCGTGGAGACCTTGAAATCGGGTGTAAGTGGCGTTTCCGGGGTGATTGATAGGTCATAAATTCGTGTTCTATTGTTTGGATATAGCGCATACTGCCCATTTTCTAGTTCAATGCAGTTATGTGACTTATGTTCTTGTGGAACTTCACTTACATTGGTGTCAATAATGTCGTGATCGGGGTGATAGTTGTCCAAAGTAAACAAATACTCACCTTTCATGTTGCCAAAGTGTCGTGTACGGATCTCAATGTCCATAGATCCGATGAATTGTTTCTCAATACAACGGACTCCATAGTCCATACAATTCCAAAATTGTAAATTTGGTAGATCTAAATCGGGATCTGGTGTCTTTGGTTCTGATACAAATGCACTGATGGGCAATTTATCAAACATTGCACCATATTCGGGTAGGTAAGTTTCAAAATAAAAAGCGCGTCCGGGGATGCTTTTAGCAGTCACCCAAACGCCCTCTACAAACTCACCATGCCCGTCTTTCAAATCCCTTAGATATTCTTTGCGAACCCACACTTTATGTGCGGGGAGATTGATGACGAGTTGACTCATTATCTTCCTTGCCCTCTGTAACGTTTACGAGCCGAGTTACGCGAGCTCGCGGCATACTTGGTATGCTTCCCAGTTCCCTGACGAGTTTTCTTCGGACTTGACTCAATCATATTAGTCCCCGTAAGGGACTGCTTCATCTTTGCCATATCAGATTACCCGTGTCTTTTCATGACCAACGCGAATCCTTGGATCCACCCAGATATCAAAACCTGCTGCAATTGCATCGAGACAGAATGATACATCCTCTCCACACATGTCCTGAACCTCACCAGATTCAAACTCTTGCATCTTTGGTGCAAACCATGGATACTTCATCTCTCCGTGCTCAAACACACCCTTCTTGATCATACACCAACCGAAACCAATGTAGTCAACTGTGAACGGTTTGCGGCGCTTTGAGATGGATTCCAGAGTCTCATGGTTCATAACACCACCACTCTTACGGAAGTCCTCTTCCTCCAACCAGTGAGCACAGGAAGTGGTCTTTCCATCTTCTGTGCAGTACCAACCAGAAACAATCTCTTTCTCTGTGCCATCCTCAGCAATCGCCATATCGCACAATTGCCAGAACTTCGTCGTGTCAAATACAATGTCACTATCAATCCACAACTGATAGTCATACTGCAACTTACCATCCCAGGGAATCTGGTTTGGTCCACGCAACACATTTGCCCCGAGACACTTGCATCGTGCAAAGTTCACCATCGAAGAGTAATCCTGACTAATCTGAATACTCATTCCATTCTGAACCATGTCGAAGCATAGTTGCACGAAGTTCTTCAAGAAGATATATGAGACGCCTCGACCTGGAAGACAGAACACAATGCTCTTGCCTTTCATCCGAGCTTTAATTCCATCAATGTCAAACTCCTCCTTCTTTTGTACCGGAGGGGTCTTTGCTTTAACTGTAAATCCTTTTGCCATAAGTTTGAATAACCTACATTTCAATTCTACCAGTGTATCTATGATATGTCAATAAGAAGACTCTTCTGAGCACCTCATTAATTTGACTTTCTCATAGTTTAAATCAGACTCTTCATAGTCTGTTTTCATGAGACCCACCATGCCTTTCAGCGTTTCCCAGGTCTCCCTAAACTCTTCATTTGTTAGACTCGAATAAAGACATTTATCCTTAGCGTAAATGTGAAATCTATACTCGTTTGTAATCATCTTTTAATCTTACGATGTCCTCTTCATTACACTGAGATCCTAACTGAACCTCAATAATAGTTATGCCGTTCTCACCTCCCTTCAACCGATGATGCTGTTTAGCATTTATTTTGTATTGACTGTGAGGTGTGGCATGATAACACCCTTCCCCAATAGTAACATAACCATCCCCATCTACGCAGGTCCAATACTCTGCACGATGAAAATGGTATTGTAGTGATAGTTGTTGATCTGGATTGACTACAAGCCTCTTTACCTTGTAACCTTCCTCTTCTAGGAGATTCTCATAATAACCCCATGGGCGTTCAAATTTCTCCGCGAAATTTTTTTCCATCTCTAAACCTAATAGGACCTTTCTAAATCTCAGAATTTTTTTGAGATGAAGTATATTTAGTTCGCGATTTGGGTTCGTTGTAGGTTAGGGTAGTTAGCGTTTTTATATACGCCCCTACGCGCCACGGCACGATATCATCAACCGCGCCCTAACTGGTGTCTCTAAGTGTCAATCAGTGACACTGTGTATTATAACATTTTTCTGAGAATCTGTCAATCCCTTAGTGATACGCTGCTTCCCAGAGTTCCTCTACATTTTCTGACAAATCTTCAACGGTGACTGTCAAGTTCTCTCCGCCGCCAATATCAAAAACCTTGTGAAAGTCTATCTGATGAACATCAAAGTCTGCAAAGACTTCAAAGTCTAATGTGACACGGATCTGCTGTTTTTCTGCGTGACTGGTGTTCATCAGACTGGTGGTGGGTTCCTTGTTATTATATACTGAATTTATAAGACTGTCAAGTGGTTTGTGTGGGTCTCAGGAAAAAATCGGCGGTGGGGTTGACAAAACTCTCTCCTCATGATACGCTCGCTTAGATAACAACAACTCAGCACATTTATAAGACAATAACAACACTATTCCACAGGTTAATAACACTTTTCCACAACGATTGTGGATAACTTATAAAACAGCGACATATATTTATAATACCATTTAAAACGTTATTTTAAGGTAAAATAGCACTAAAACGCCAAATATACGTCATAATTGTCCTTATCTGGCACCATAGTCTTGATAACATGTAGTGCAGCATCTTCCCCAATTACAGTGACTTCTTGGCGAGAAACAAACCCACGTTTCTTATTCTTTTTCCATACGATTGTATAACGATTCGTTGTCTGTGTCATGGACGGATTTGCGAGACTTGACATAAGTGAGTTCAGACCATTGATCAGGGAAACAGAGTAATAAACAATGAATATTCTTATGACGTTCTCTCTTCGTATAGTTACACTTTGGTTTAGGTTTTACATATAGTTCGATCGTTATGTAACTACTATCAACGAAATATACCCATCCTTCATGTTCTTTCCATTTGACATAATCATTGACCTGGGGTTGATACTTACTCATACAATAATCGTTCTAATGGATTAAGATTTAATCTCATAGAAGTATAGCACCTAGTATCCTTTATGTCTACCTTATCTCCTTGCTTGGTGGCATTGATAGGCGCGTAATAGCATTTCTTTTTTCTATCATAGAACCCCCAGATTGTCCTTGGAACTTTACTGGTATAAGAAAAGAAACCATGATTAAGAAGCCAGATACTAGAAAGATTACGCTTGAACTGTTGTACTTCATAAGAGAAACCTTTGGGGGCAATGTGATGAAAATCAGGTGGTAATTCTAGTTCCATCCGGTAGACTCATCAGGTGGAAACATCTTATAGAAAAGATCATCATC